TAATCTTATCTAATTTAATAACAAAAATATCTTCATCAGAAATTTCTATCCATGGTTTGACCTTCATCATTGGATATCCATTCTGTGTAAATGATTTTATTATTATTGGATTTTGAAGAATGATGATAGGGTCTCCATCATTCTCATCGACAGATACTAATGAAAATATCTCTTCTCCACTAATTAGTTTGATTACAGAATAAAACTCTTCTCCCATTAGTTTTTTAGCGGTATGTTTACAATATCATAATTAAAGTTTTCTTCGTTATAAATTTTGATTCTTTCGATTAAGTGATTGAGTGTATAATTTTTTCTTGACTTGTAACTGATATCATCGGCAATGTCATATAAAGTTGCCTTTGTTTTGTTGTCTCCTTTTCTTAAAACTCTTCCGATTGATTGGAGATTACGAATTCTAGACTTCGAAGGTGAAGCAAAAATAACATTATGTAAATTTTTAATGTTAATTCCTGTAGAAAAAGTACCATAAGAAGCAACAATAATAGCGTTATTTTCTTTTTCAGTGATTTCTCTGACTTTTTCTCGATCCTCAGTATCAACACCACCATGAACAAAGAAGACATGGCGTTCTTCAGTGATACTCTTATTTATGAGTTCATATAAAGGTTGACCATGACCTTCTACTCTTGAGAAAAGAATGAGAGTATTACCTTTAAGATCTAGGGCAAGATTCTTAATAAACTTATTGCGTTTCTCGTGATTGATAATATATTGAACCTCATCTTCAAATGTTTCAAACTTATTCGGTGAGTGTTTCAATAGCAGTATATTAATATCTAACTTAGCAACGTGACCCTTCTGCATCAATTCATCGGTACGAATAATTTTGTATGAAGGTCCAAATAAACCTTCTAGAACCCACTTATGAGTTTGAGTTCCATCAAGAGTTCCTGTAAAACCGTAACGATATTTTGCATCAGAAAGTTTTGTCATTATAGATACTAATGACTTTGATTTAAACTGGTGTGCTTCATCTCCAACGACCACATTAAATCTTGAAAAGTATTGACGGGGAAGTTTGTAGATGGACTGCCAGGTAGTGATAATCACCTGAGAGTCTGTTTCTCTTTCCTTTCCAGCATAAATCTTGTGGCAATATGAACCGACATCCCACCCATAATCTGCAAAGTCTTTATACATCTGCTCTACAAGGGATGTCGTCGGCACGACTATCAGAGTATTTTGTCCTTTCTCAACGTAATATCGGACAATCGAATATATCATCAACGACTTTCCAGAAGCAGTTGGAGATATCAGCAACTTGCGATTATGTCTTAAAGCGTCGTATACTCCCTCAACTTGGTACTCACGGGGGGCATACTTACAAATAGAAGTCATATAATCTTTGACACCTTCTTTTGAAATCATCTCATTGATTTCAAAAGGAAGACCATAGAACTTATTATTAGTAAACTCGTAAGTGTATTCGTGATTGTCACAGAAACGGGTGAGTTTATCTAAAAGACCAACATAAATTTCACCAGTTTGTGTATTAAACAAACGTATCTTTCCGTCCCAGTGTCTGTTACGAAACTGGGGCATAAACTTGGCACCTGGTACGTCAAATGTGAACTGATCTGCAAGTTCATAATAGACGTGAGGTTCTGCTTTTACCTGAAGATATACCTCATTCTTTTTAGATATCACTAAATGAGACATTCATAAAATATCAATTAATAATATTTATTTCACGTTTATAAATTGTTTTTAAGAATTTACAACATCATCAACTTTTTTATCATAAGCAGAAGCCATTCTTTTTGCAGCTCCAGTGTCTTTTGGTCTAGGTCTTCTCAAATAACTTAATAGTCTCGCTGGTCTTGATTGTGCTCCAGTTTTAACAGATGTAATTTCTCTATCTATTTTTCGACCTAGTTTATCCCCTCTACTTAATGCATCTTGTGTAGCTTGAGTTCTAGTGAGTCCATATCCAGATTCTCCAGGTTCAGGTCTTTTATTTTTCTTTGATGCATTAGGACCCAATGGTTCTGGTTTAACGTTAGATAACGTATGACCAGGATCCTCTGGAGATGGATCATCTGGTTGAAGTGGTTGCTTATGACCTAAACTTTGTCTAACTCCTGTTGCCTTCTGGATTTTTTTACCTCTTTTTATCACTTTTTTAATGCCAGTTTCCTCAGTGTCCTTTGCTAAAGAAGCTCTCTCTTCATCTCCTCCTGCGGCACTGCGAAGTTCGTCTTGTGATAGTTGTGTTTCTTGTTCTGCTTTGTTTCTTTTTTCTGATGATGCCTTTCTACTTGATGATGGAGATGCTGCCCACACTTTGGGTTGACCAGCACGGGCATGGCTTCTCATTTCATACTCTACACCATTAAAAGTTTTTCTCGCAGGACCTTTTCCAGACGCTCTATCTCTTTGCCACTGTTTGTAGTCGTCTTCTGGAATTCCGTACTTATTTGCTTCTAAAATAAATTCTATAAACGTCTTCATTTGTTAGACAGTTTATTTTTATTTAGTTAAATCCTGCCTGGAAGCGATGCCATTCAATAGCATTTTTAATTTGATAAGTTCGATTAGAAATTGTCTTAATTACTTCCTCAAGAAACTTAAGCATAATATCGTAATACCTAATCTTGAGATCGATTTTATTCAACCTCTCATCGGCGTCCATATGCCTCTGTAGCGCCTCTTTATCTCTAACTTTATATGGGAAAGGATCCTCTTCATAAACCTCTACAGGTGCCTTTCCAGTGTAGTAGTTGTATCGTTCAAGTTTTAGTTTATTATAAGTCTCTCTTGCCTTTTCCCTCAGTAAAGTAATAGTATTATAGATTGTATAATACTTTGCATGAAGTTGTGGAATTTTTAAAGATTCATCGTGTAAATTGTCAGGATCTATGACAGAATCTCTCTGCCACATTTCCTGAATTTCATCAATATTCATAATGGATTATCATTTTTATCTAAAATATTATAGACAGTATACTTGAAAGATACCTGAGCTGTAAAGTAGTTTATATCTGTTGATGTTGCATTAAATTCTAATGGTGTTAATGAAATCGGAAATAAGTCAAAAAATCTAACTCTAGCAATATCTCTATAATTGCTATTTAATATGTGTAATGTTCCATCGCAAAATTGCAATTTTTCATCTTCTTCACCATCTTCATTAGTTGTAAGATTTTTAAATTGTTGCATTGATTGTGGAAAACCCAAACCAGTTATCCAATTATGAATTACCATGTAATTTTTTAAATCTTCATCGACTAAAAAATCCATTGTAAAGTCTTCATATACTAGTTCTGTACCTGGAATGTCAAGTATTCTTAATGCTGTTGATTGAAGGGCAGTTCCTAAATTAATTCCAGGAATTTTGGCAATATTTGAAAAAAAATCAACTTTTTCTTTTGTTGATAAAGATAATTTAAATCCAACCGGAGACAAATAGTTTCTATTTTGAATTTGATTCTCAAAAAAATCGTTTTTAGACATTATTATGATATCTTTTAATTAAAAATATTTAGATTAGACAATAAAAAAGAGGGTCTTAGGACCCTCTTTGAATTCAATTAAAATCTAAATCACATTAGATTTAGAACTTGAACTCTTCTGTAATAGCGGTTGCTATTAGCAGTGATGCGACCGAGAGCAGAATCGTCGGTTCCTTCAGCGAATGGATTGGAAACTAGACCGTAACGGGTCTTAAAGCCAATCTTTGGCTGGAAGGTGTTCTCACCAACGGCGCGAACCATTTGGAGAGGAACATATGGGCAATAGAAGAGACCAGCATCATATGGGCTGGAACCCTTATAACCAACAACGTAGTACTGACCACCAGAAGCGCCAGGGTTCGAACCACCCGAATATGGGTCGATATAAACGCGATACTTACCTTGGAGAACACCAGCGAAGGTGTTACCGGTGTCATCAACGTTCAGGTTAGCGTTGAGTGCTGGGGTGTAGTCAAGAACACCTGCCATGGTGAGTGCCGAAGCAACGTCAGCAGAGCAGAGGATCATGTTACCCTTTCCTCTACGGGTTTCTACTGCAATTGCGTTTGCATCACGCTCAATCTGGAAAATCAGACCCTTGAACTTCTCAACCGACCAACGACCGTTGGAGTCGACATCGAGGTCAAACTTACCAGCGGTAGCAACGTTGTGCTGAGCACCCGACTTAGCGGCCTTATAGATGGTTCTGATAACTTCGCGGTTGATTTCGGCAAGAATCTCAGTTGAGAGAATATTTGCCAGTTCCGCTTCAGCATTCAGACCATGGATTGCGCGAAGGTCCTGAGCAAGCTCAAGTGAGTACTCGGCTTTCAGTGCTCTAGACTTAGCAGTTACCGTGACCTTCTCAATTGAGAATGCCATCTGGTTGAATTGTGCCGACTCACCAAGAGATTCAGAATCTTCAGTATCCATACCTCTTCCAAGAGTGTATGCCTGCTGAGCTGCGCCTGAATCTGGGCTGAGTAGACCTGGATTGGTTCCGCCTTGTGCTGCGGTAGTACCAAAACCAACAGAACTACCGTCTGAATTTGCTACATATCCACTTCCGAGAGCACCAGCATTTGCTGTAGTTCCTCTTGAAGAGAATGCGCTATCTGGCTCATTGAATAGAGCTTCTGTTCCAGACTGGCTGCTGTAGCGTGAACGCATTGCGAAGATAAGTCCAGTAGGACCATTCATTGGTTGAACACCTGCGAGGTCATATGCGACCAGGTTTGGCATTGAACGTCTGATTAGTGAAATCAGAACAGGGTCAAAACCAGCAACAGGTGAACCTGCGTTTGCGGAGAATCCAGCTGTAGCGCCAGATGAACCGGTTGAATTTGTTGGAGCCTCGTAAAGGAATGCACGCTCTTCGCGCAATTCTCTTTCTTGGTTTTCTAGCAGGATAGCAGTTACGGCTCTACGATGTGAATCTCTAATTGGATCCATGCCCTCGTAATCGAGGATAGGCGCCCACTTCTCCTGCAGATGCTCGGCGTTGAACATTTGCATTTGATTTTACCTCTTTTGAAAATTTAGTTTGAAATATGATCTAAAAATCACTTTTTAGAAGCTCTGCTGAGAACTGAAAGATATGACTCCATAATTGGAGAAATTTGACCTGTATAATTTTCTACAGATTCAGAAATTTCTTCAGCAACTTCTCTTTGAGCACTAGTTGCAGTTTTTGAGAAATAAGAATCTCTCAATGTTACTAGTTTCTCACGATAGGTCTCTTCACTATCAAACTCAACATTTTCCGCAAGAGAAGCGAGTTTGTCTTTCTGAGAAAGTGCAAGACCCTCAGAGACTTCTGCAAAAATTACATCAGCAACTGACTCGGCTAATCTTCTATTAAGAGCAACATTTCTTTGAATTTGCTCGTTGAGTTTTTCTTCCATTTCATCAAGTTTATCTACCATACTCTCGATTACATCATATCTATCTTCAGGGATTGTTACATAATGTTCTTCAAAAAGACCTCTCATTCCTTGGAGGAATGATTCAGTCATTTCGGTCTTAAGACCGTGCTCAACTGCGAGTGCATTCTCTTGAATCCACTCATCAGCAACATATTCAAGATATGCATCAAGTCTATCTACTAGCTCTTCTTTAATTTGAACAACTTGCTCAATAAGTTGCTCTTCATATTGCTCTTGAATTTGTTCTTTAATTTCAGCAACTTTTGATTTAATTGCTGCTTCGAAAATAGTGCGTGCTTTCTCTTGGAATTCCTCAGAAAGATCTTCACCAGCTAGAAGAGCTTGAACATCTTCTTCAATGTCAAACTCTTCTTCTGCAACTTCTTCTTCTTCTGCTTCTGCTTCTGCTTCTATATCTTCAGCAGCAATTTCTTCAGAATCATCTTCTTCGACTTCAGCAATCAATTCTTCTTCATCCTCTTCAGTTTCTTCTTTAACTGCTGTGGATGAAAGTTTTTGCATTGGTTCGGCAGGCTTAGCTCCTTTATTTACAATATTCTTTACAGAAGAAAGAGTTGCAGTGGGCTCTTTAAGCTTTGCTGAATCGTCGTCTGATTTATATGTTTCTGGGGTAGGTCCGCCAAGATCTTCCCAACTGCCAACTGATTGACCATCAGGAATACCTGTGGTTAGTTTTTGCATTGGTTCTGCAGGCTTAGCCCCTTTGGTTACTACGTTTTCCATTTCTTGTAAATTGCTACCAACGGACATTTGATTAGATATTTGTGTATTAATCTATATTTATTTATAAATTACAGATTTGAGAGGAATTCATTAAACAAGTTTAACTTATGCTCCTCAAGTCTTTTTTGGTCAACAAGAGTATTAATTCTTCTTTGAGTTTGTTCAGCAAGTCTTTCACGAAGAATTCCTCCTTCCCAAACCCACTCTTTACCTTCCATGATTCCCTGAACAAATGCATCAGGTGCAGAAGGATCGGCAACGATATCAGCAGCAGTTGCTAGCATAAAATCTTCACCGACAATTTTATGACCTTCATTGGTCATCTTGAGTGAACCTACACCACGAGAAGAAACGCCAAGGCAAACACCTTCATCAATGAGAGATTTTGCAATCTTGCCCATTGGAGTTTCTAGAAGTTGTGCCTTACCTCTAAAATTTGATCCCTCTTGTGTGAGTGAAACAATTTTATGAGAAACTCTGTCCAGGTTTACCGTAGGACCATCTGGGTGTCCGAGTTCTCCAAGAGCACGACCTTTGTTTACAAATGCTTCCGTGTATCTCTTCACCTCACGGGAAAGAGTTTCCATTGGATACATTCTTCCATTACGGTTACAAATATCACCCTGAAGGAAAACTCCTTCAATATACATTTTCTTTTGTGAACCTTTTCCTTCGGTAATAAATTCTACCTTTTGGATTTCTTCTGTGATGAGTTTCATTTTAATTTTTAATTCGTAAATCCTACTTTTGTACCTTTAACTGAAGCACTATCAGAAAATATACAATGACTTGCCACTTTTACGACTTGCTCAACAGTTCCAGCTGGCATTGTCATAGAACCAATTGTTGCTCCAGATTGAGTTTCTACTATTGATATGATGTGTGCCGAGGTGTCTGTATTTACTAGACGAACAACCGTTGCAGAACTAAAACTAGTAGCTGCACCTGTTGTTGTTGGTAAATTAATTTCAGAACCTAAAATTTTAGTTGTCATTCTTCTTCCTGTGTATCAAGATTATCTTCACTATTAAAAATTAAGTTTGCAATATCTGGACGAAGATTTTCAATCCTTTCTGCCGATTTAGAAAATAAAACTTCTTTTATTTTATCACTGATATCAGAAGGAGAAGCGTCAGTTGCAATCAAATCGATAATTTCTTCCATAAATTTTATACTATTGTATATTTTTATTTATATTTCAGCTTTTTTTGTGTCTTTTTGAAGTTGGGCATCCGTTGTTTCTGCCTCTTTACTTACATCTGGTTCCATCGGAATTTCTCCAAGAGGACCTGCATTTCCATCTTGTGGGAGAGGTTCTCCGGTAATTGGATCGACTGAATTTGGATCTGGAATAATTCCATCTTTTATTTCCTTCTCAATTTGTTCATCTATTTCAATAATTTCCGAATCAGTCTGCCGTAAAATCTTTCTACGAACATATTCTACAGAAAAATATTTTCCAATATATGGTTCAATAGTTGCAACTAAACTAAGTCTATCAGTCATTAACTCACTTTCTTTTAATTCTGCAAACTGATTGTCATATAAAAAATCATACTGAATATGATCTGATAATTCTTCCCAATCTTCTAAAGTTATAATATTTTTCAGAATTAACTGAGTTTTTAATATATCACTGAATAAATTTGAAAAACGTTTTCTTAGACGACCAACAAATTTAGAAAATTTAAGTTCGTCTCTTAAAATTTCTGATGAACGTCCTAGATTAAATCCACCATCACTTGCAATTCTAGATTCCGGAACTCCGAGTGCCCTATAAAGTTTTTTCTGAAAATATTCTACATCAGAAAGTTCTCCAAGATTTTGACCACCAGGAAGAGTAGTAATTTCGGTTCCCCTACCACCCTCTCTTCTTGGAAGCCAGAAATCTTCCATCATACTCATAAACTTACGGTCATCTCTAACTTCACCGGTATTTGCATCGTAAACTAACTTATTACGATAGCGACTCATAACCTCTTTAAGGTATTGCTCTGCCTTTACTTTAGGAAGATTGCCGACATCAATATAGAAAATACGACGCTCTGGTGCTCTTGATAATCTGTAAATTACAAGAGAATCTTCAATCATTCTAAGTTGATTGAGTGCTTTAATTGCTTTGTGGAGATATGAAAGAACCGTTCCTTTATTTCTATCTACTAGACCAGAAGTAACATATGATATTGAATCTTTTGCAATTTTGACACCTTTTTGATTACCCGCACCAGAGATAACTCCAAGAGGATAATTTGGTTTTGGTGTGTATATGAAATATTCTTCTATGTCTGGATAAAAAGATTTACTATTTTCATCAACTATTGATAAATCTATACCATTAACATTATTTTTCTTTTTTTCCTGACGGACATATCTCATTTTCATCGGATCAATATATCTCAATTCTTTAATACCTTCTTCAGGTTTTTTCAAATCAATTACTTTATGGTAATATAATCTTCCATCTATATACCAATTTTTAAAAATCTCATGAGATTTTTTGTCAAAATCTAATAACTCTTTAATATATCTAAATTCCTGACGTATTAATTTTTTAAGTTTATCACTAGCATTCACATTTGAAAGTTCTATTTCAACTGGAGAATCATAAAGATCGCTAACAATTGCTTCATTGACAACATCCTCTACTGCATTATGGCATTCTGGATGAATTGACATTTCACGGTATCTTTTTATTAGATCGTGTTCTGTCCTATAAACTCCTTCAATATCAACATATTGACCATAAAAACCACTAGCTATAAAATTATCAACCCCGTCCTCATTGTTAGGTGGGACAGGGGATAATGTCGATTTTGATTTTTTTTCCGAAGAATCAATAGAAAACCCAAAAAGTTTTGCCATTTTATAAAAATTAAACTATTTTATCTATTTATTAATTAATAGCAGGTGCAATAGTCGTTGTAGAATCACCTGCACCACTGGTAATTGCAGAAGCAGTCCAGTATAGAACTTGAAATTCTACAGTAAACTCTTCAATAGTATCAGTGGTATCCATTGATAGTGCAATTTCAGAAACATTAGTTGGAAATAATCCAATAAAATTATATTGTCTTAAAATATTTGCATTTCTGCCAAGTTGTTTAACAAGAGCATCTGCAGTATAGTCCGTTGGATTTGTTTCACCAGATGCATTTGTTAATCTACTTATAGCATTCATCCACTGTTCCATTACGGTTCTGATTTTAAAATCAGTATCGTTTAAAACAGTTACTGTCCAACTATCAAATGTTCTTTCTCCAGCAACTTTTAATTCTCTTCCCCTAAATGGGACAGAAATTGGTGTAATATTTGAAGCTGGTAATGCTGCTGCTTTTACTAAGAATGGAACTTTATCCGAAACACCAGTAGTTGTTAGAGTTGCAGTTTCAGCAGCGGGTGTTGCTGCAGTTGACATAAAATTCAAATTGTTGGCAGTTGGGAAATTTAATTCAACTTCAAATAGATTAGGTCTAGCTCCACCCCCACTTAAATTAGACTTAAATTGTGAGATTGTTCTGAGAGTCATCGTTTTTACCTCTTTTTAAATTAAACTCCAATTACTTCTGAAAAAGAAACACCACTTCGTGTTGCCACAAATGTTAGTCCAATGAAGTTGATAGAGCGTGATGGTTTGATGTAAATATCAGCAATAAATTCATTATTATCAATAATTGCAGCAGTGTTGTTACTTTCGTCACAAATCAATCTGTAATCTTGAATTCCACGTTTTGCCTGAACATCACGTAAGAAAGGTTCAACTGCATTTACAAAAGAGCTTCTGGTTAAAGCATCATTAAACTCAAACATTACATCTTTGGCAGCTGCTTTAATAGCACCTTCAAGATAGATGAATAGTCTTCTAACATTTATTCTATCAAATGCAGATGCTTTTGATAATCCGGTTTTATCACCAAAAAGAATAATGCCATCTCCAGGCGAAAGAATTACTGGATTAATTCTCGCAGAATAAAGTCTATCTCTTTGTGATTTTGATGGATTGTATGCTAATTTAACTGCATTAAGAATTCCACCTCTAGATGTTCCTGCTGGTGAGAACCATGGGAAATTAGTAGCATCATTTCTTGCACAAAGACCAGCAATGTCACCATTTAATGGAACGTATCTAAATGTATCACCAAATCTGTCATACATGTATTTGTATCCGCTATCAAATATTGCATAAGATGAAGATGGAACTCCAGAATAGAAGCTTAAAACATTATCTGTAATTTCTGAAGCAGATTTGATAGTAAATCCAGTAGAAGTTTCTGTTACCTGAGCAGTTCTATTTGGTGAAACAAAAGCAACAGCATCTTTTCTGATTTCGGCAACTGAAATAATTGAAGATGCTAATGCTTGAGCATCTTCTTTAGTGTATCCTGCACCACCCATAAGAAGGAAATCGACTGCATACTCTTCATCATTTTCAAAAATTTGATAACCAGTTGATAAATCACCAATAGTTGCTTTTAGTGAACCTTCAATACCTGTACCAGATTTGCCATTATAATCAACACCACCATTTAAGGTAAGTGTTTTTGAACCTATAGCGTGAAACTTAGTATTTGCGGCAGATTTATCCCATGAACCATTAGTGACATAAGCAAAGGAGGAATTTACAAATACCGTAGATACCCCTGCAGGTTCAGAACCTGCAAAAATGTATTCGGAATTTTCTGATATATATTTTCTCCAATAAGATGGAGCTCCTACAGAAAATTCAGCATCTGATGCTTTTGACAATGAAAGATGCTTTTCTAAAATGGTTCCTGCATTACCTGTAATGTCTCCATCATCATCAATCACAACTACATGAACTTCATCATTTTTGCAATTTCTCGCTCTTGCATAATTTGATGTTGATGGTTTAGGTGCCAATGATTGCCATGGTATATTTGTTGAAGATAATTCAATATTTTGTGCTTCAAACCAGTCCGATTGTGCCTGATACAATACACTGCCATATGGTGAAGATACGCCATTCGTGTGAATTGCAACAGTTTGATTAGGACCATTCTCAAAAGAATACAAGCTGCCAACTTGATAGTCGACTTCAGTTTCTGTTCCAGCAGCTGAAACATGACTTATAACTTTAACATCTATTCTTGAAACTCCAATACCAGTAACAACTCCTTTAAGATATCCATCAAGTTTTGATGTTACTCCTACTCCAGCTTTGACTCTTCCTTCAACGGATTGTGTAATTCCACAACCAACAGTTAAAGCGGTAAAAGATGTTGTTGTAGTGTATGTTCCAAAATTAAACGAAACACCTGTAAATGTTTGTTCGTTTAAAGTTGGTGGATTTATGAAAACTGTTCCAACACCAATTGCAGTTACCGTTGTTCCGGAACCTATAATTCCAAAAATAGTCTTTACATCTTGACCAATTGAAATTCCAGAAGTATTAATTCCGGTTATTCTGCTTGTTGTAACCCCAACAGTTCCAGCAACGGATACTGATGAAGTAAATGTTGTATTAGTTACTGATGTTGTACTAATTCCACTAAGAATTTGATCTGCTTTTGAATCTATGATTGCAACTTTAATACCATTTCCCCAAGATCCAGGATATCTGGTAGAAAAAGTTACTCCAGGATATAAATTCTCATCATATCCTAGATTGACATAATCTTCATAACTTTTAATTTTAACATGTGATACTGATGTTACGGCAGATCCGACAGCAGCATTTTTTAAATCAATATCATCAGCCCTTACGACTTGTAAGGAACCACCATATGCTAAGTATGAAGATGCAACTAACCAATGTTCATACTGCTTATCTGTATTATATGGCTTTCCAAAAGTGTTTAAAAGTCCCTGTTCGTTTGAAATTAGAACTGGTTGATTAACCGGTCCATTAGCAAATGGGGCAACTATCGCACCAATACCATCCGCATTTGGATCTACTCTACCAACAGTTAAATCAACTTCCCTAATTACAATCCCAGGAGATGCTAAATTTAATGGCATCTTAATTCTCCGTGATATCCAGAATATTCTAGAAATATTTATTAAAATGCTTATTTACATCGGGGAAGCCATGCATAAACATTCACCAATCTGGATATTCCCAAGTCAAATAAAATTTTTTATTTTGATTATTTATTTTTCTTGTCTTTATAGTTCTTTCTTTAGTGCAATCTTTGCATTCGTAAGAATATGCTGAAGGAAATGCCCCTTTATTTTTTCTAATCAGATAAAAATCATCCAATAAACTTTTTATCTTTCCACAATTGCGACATTTTCTATCAAAAAATAATATATGTTCTAAATCAAGTTGCTCATCAAAGTCCATCTAGACATAATCCCACATATAAGACTTATCGCCATACTCATCTAAATGCCATCTATCACCGGAACTATCTACAAATGTATTTTCATCCAAACCATCTAAAATAAAACCAAATGGTGCCATATCTTGTTCAATTTGATTTTTTTGCTCTTCATAAATTCTTTTACGAACATCATTGTCCGTCATTTCTTTGAAGTAATCCTGAGCAACTAACCAAGAGAAGATAACCAAACACATTGCTAAGTCATCATTACATCCTTCTTCAGCTTCAAAAGAATTATGACGTTGTGCAAACGTTGTAAGCTCTGAAATAATATCATAGTCGACAGTCAGTAACTTATCATCCTCCATTAAAGTTTTTAAGTTAGAACATCCTAACTTTTTAACAGAAGCAGTCATCCTAACACCAAGTTGAGATTTCTTACCACTAAAACCAGATCCTACAATTTGACCAGCTCTTCCGCGCATTGCACACATGAGAACATTGTCATATTCTAGATCAAAATGTAAAATATTTGCTACTTGATCTCCAATATCATTTACTTCTATAAGTAACCAAGAATTGTTATATGCTCTTGCAACATCATGAATAATACTTGGAAACAACATTGGTTTAATTTCGTTATTTCTATATTTTGCTACAATTTTATATGGAAAATTAGTGATATCAAAAACAACAAATGCTGAGTAATCATTTCCAAGACCGCGAGCAACGTCAACCGTCATCAAATAATTATGCTCTTTTTGTGGATGTTCGTATACATCTAATCCTGCATTTCTTTTTATGGGATCTTCGTAAACAAAGTTTCTAAGTTTTGCTGGATTAATTAGAGTATTAACAGATCCTAAGAATTCACACTCAAATTCAACCTTGAACTGTTGTTCTGACGTGTTTGCAATCGTTTGCTCCTTCCAAGCAGAGTCTCTACCCGGCACCTCAGACCAATGCACATCTGTGGGTACATATTCATTCTTACCCCGTTCAGCATCATGCCACATACGGTAGAAGTGGTTCATACCGCGTGGTGTAGATACAATGATTACCTTCGTGCTTTGTCCAGAAGAAATAGTAGGATAAACAGAGGCAAAGAAGTCATCAGCAATGTGATTCGGGATGAAAGCGAACTCGTCAAGAAAGATGACATTATAGGATCCGCCTCGGACAGCAGATGAAGAAGTAGAGTTAGATGAAATTTTGGAGCCATTTTCTAATTCTAGAGATCCTTTATTCCAAGATATAATACCTTGTTGCATCCACTTTGGTAGATTCTCATAAGCAAGTTGCAATCTTCCGAGTAAGTCTCTTGCAGTGGATGCTTTGTTTGCAAGAATTGCAATATTCACATTATCATTGAATACTGCATAATGTAAAAGATATGAGACAACAGTTGTAGATTTACCCGTCTGTCTGGGCATCTTACAAATATTAAATCTGTTTTTATGGAAATTGTCAATAAGTTTTTCTTGAAATGGATACATCTCAAAAGGAACGAGACCGTGATCGAGAGACACAATCTTAATATAATTTCTTGCAAAATATACAGGATCCTCTTTACACTTTAAGAACTCGATAATCTGTTCTTCTGTAAATTCAATGGGAGTATTGGCTTTTTTGAGCAGAGGATTGCCCAAATAGACATCACTAGACATATTCGTACCCCCTTTCTGGACCCCAGTGCTTCATTCTATAAGATAATCCCTGTATTGTTATACCAACATCATCTGCCGCTTCTTGTTGAGAAACATATACTTTTCCATTTATAGAAACTCTTTTACTGTTTGGGTGTTTTTCTCCACTCTCATACTTATGGCCAAAAGAGCGACCTTTCAGTGCCTCGCTTTTCTTTCTGCAAGTTTCTTTACTGTGCTTCCTACCAATATTTTTTTGAGTTGCCTTATTTAAATTTTCCATAAACCAAGCATCATTGTGCCACCCACATTTATGTATCTCTCTACTACAAACATATAAATGCTCTGGTATATCTTTTCCACCTTCACATCTTGGTGGGAAATGATGAACATCCATACCTCTCATTTGTTCCCAAGTCAATCCCCAATTTTTACGAGCAATATTTCTTACTGTTTTAGGACTTAATCTTTCTCTTGGAACTTTAATAATAGCAGACACATTTCAATCCCAATCTAAAAATATTTATACAAGATAAACTTCACTCATAATTTCACCTTAATAAATTTCTCTCCACTGGAGTGCCGCAGAAACTTGGGCAACCACATTACCTTGATCCGTTATTGTTCTCACAATAATTGCATAAATTTCTGAATTTGTTGAATCAATATTTTGAACTAGAATATTTTTCTTTGTAGATGTTAGTGCTCCTGAAGAAACAGGTGAAAGTGAGTTTTGTGACGCACCTGATGGAACATATCCAGAAGCAAATTGGTCACCGTCACTATAAGTTGTTGCATTTACACAAACTTCAACTCCACTGTTATCGGAAGCAGAAGTCCAAGTAAGGGTTCCTGCGTTACCAAGGTATGCAGTGCTTGGAAGTTTTACAATTTTATAAACAATACTATTTGTTTCACAGTGTAGAGAAATATTGTTTAGTCTAACTGATATTCTGTTTGGATATCCTTGGAAAGTATTTTTAAGACGAATTGCAATTAATGGAATTTCTGTTCCAGATGGAGTTGGAGTAGTTCTTGATGTAGTCATCGTGTATGCAAAGTCAATACCACTCTCAACATAACCACCCTCACTTGCAACAGTTGAACAAATCTGGTCAAATGATGCTCCAATACCAACACCAGTATTTCTTATTTCGCATCGAACTGGTAAGTTTGGATTTGAAATATAAACTTTAGGATTGTTATTGGAATGATAAAACTCATGAGCAGTAATTAATTTTCCATCATGAGCAAAACCACAACGAACTCTACCAACACCTAACCACTGAAAGTCAATAAATGCTAGTTGAGTTTTTGTAAAGTCGGCATTAAAACCAGAAGCACCAGTTCCATCACACTTATCTTTATTCCATTGTGATTGTGGAATTCTTGTTTCAGTTGCAATACCACTTGTAAAAGTTCTGATGACCCAGTTATAAGTTCCTATACCAGCATTAATACCATCAGATGTGCTAAGACCCACTTGTTCTAAGAAAATACCATCCCTATCATCAAAATATCCAGTTCTTTTCGTTACATTTTGTTTAGGTGCGTAGAAATTAAAAGAACTAAAAATCAGTTGTGATTTTCCTGGTTGATAGTGATGATAAAACTTTGTTTGATGAATACAAAATGCAGTGCTTCCAATACCAGTTTGCAATCTTGCTGCTGCTTGGTTTGGTATGAGTGAAACTGTTGAACCAGCTCCTGATGAACTGTCTATAAAATTACTGTCAATAGCATATAGATGTTTATAATCACCAAGAGTGAATGGTTCAGAAACTCTCTGTCTACCAAAAGCATCATATGCAGTTGTATCTGGATTAATGGTTATTCCTAATCCAGTTTGTATTCCAACAGTTCCTGTAACTGGGAATGGATTATCTAAAGTTACTACCTCGCCATTTTTATTGGCGACCATATTCACTTCAAAAAGTGTCCTTTCTTGATTTAGAAAGTCCTGCGTGCTTTTATTAAATTGTGCCATAATTAATCAGTCCAACTTAATCTTTCTGGTTGATATCTTTGTGAACTTTTAATTTTCAAAGAAGTTTGTGTTAATGGATAAATGTTATGGACTATTGCTCCAGGATATTCATCTTGAAGTTGTTCAGCAAGTTCATTTTTATTCATCATTTTTCCTTCAACTTCCATACGATATAATCTTCCTTGCCAAACTACATCGGCTACAAAAGATTCTCCAACTGGTTCGGAATGAGTATCGGAACTATTTACATAGAGATTTCCATTAAAATTTCCGGCAATATTAATGCTTTCCGATAAAAACTGTTGAAAACTTTTCATTATCTACACCTCCAACGACGTAGTGCTTTATTGATTCTTGAATCTGGATCCCTTGCAGTTTTTGCAGAGGTTAATTTAGATTTCATACCTTTCATACGACGGCAAAAATTAGCACGACGCTTTGCTCTTTTACCTTTTGGTTTTTTCTCCGTCACTGCAGTCTGAAGTTTTGAATCAGGATTTTCTTGACGATATTTTTTAACAGTTTCACGACTCATACCATCAGTTCTATCTTTGCGATTTGCTGATTGCCAATCTTCTTGAAACGCTTCTTTTCCGTATTTATCACCCGCCGCTTTAATTCTTTGATGTACACTTGGTTTTGGTTTTGTGGCACTTGCAGGAATTGTGTCACCAACTTTATAAGCACCTTTTGGCCCACCAGAATATGCTCCAGATTGACTTGCTTTTGGCATTATATAAGTTCCTTGCTCAAAAAGTTCTTCTCTCCAATTAGATAATTCTTCTTTTTTAACGCACCGATTATATCTTTTACCGAACAATTTTTGAGTTCCAGTTTTCTCATACCCTTTCCAACACTTTTTACCAGATTCACCAATAAGTTGACTACCAATTCCTTTAGATGGTTTGAGTGGTTCTGGTTTTACAATATCAATAAATTCAAATGAATTATTTCCAAGTGCATCTTGAATTGTAAGATCTTCATCTATCTTATGTTCACCACTTTCGAGATAATCTGCTGCAGTATCAATATAATCTGCTGCTTTTGTAATTTTTGATTGAACCCAAGCTTCAATATTACCCTCACCTTTCATCTTTTTCTTTAATCTTCTTGCTGCCGAAATGATTGTAGAAAGTTCAGAGCGAGCCATTGAATACTCATGGTCTTTTTCCTCATTGGCTGGATGAACCTGTGCAATATCATACTTCATTTGATTCGATGGTTCATATGGTATTGAAAACATTGACCAGTATTTACTGCCATATTTACATTCAGTTCTTAACTCCATTTTTTGACATTTTGGGCAATATCTTTTTTCATTTTGATATATTGGAGCGTCCCAATCATATGCAAGTGCATTAACACTTTCTGATTTTGTCCCCCAACTATCGGCGCCAACTTTACGACATTTTACAAGTGCTCCAGAAGCATATGCACTTGGCCAAACGCTATAACGTGATTTTACCTTATGATAGCAGGCATCTTTTTTACCACTACCTTTTCCTGGTTTATCTTTAATTTCTTGTAGATCCATGCCACCCTCTGGTGTGTAATCGGTTTTTACATAAGTTGGTTTTGCTGCCCCAGATTTTTGTGGTTGATTTGGATCTTGACGGCGTTTTCTTGCCTGGGCGGCAAGTCTTTCTGCTTTACTCATAGATGCACGTTCCCAAGATGGAACACATTTTGGTGTAGCAGTTTCTCCTTCTTCTCTAGCACAAGCATCACCATCTACAACATCAACCCAGCCACGTTTTCCCTTTTTACCATTTTTACCTTTTGATTTGGATTGTCCAAACCAAGCAAGGAGACCTTCTTCATTTATAAACTCTTCATATGCCATACCTTTTCTAGTATGTTTTATTTCACCCCTTTGTTTTTTAATTAATTTATTTGAATATTCTTGCGCCTTTTCCGTACTAGACACATTTTCATCTGGAATTTTTTTCTTCGGATTATCAAAAACATCTATGTCACCATCAGCATCTCTATCAACATATTGATGAACACTATGATGTACTAAATGTTTCAAATCAAGATTAGGGTCAAGTTGGTGTTGAGACTTTGCTAAATGTTTTGTTTTATGAGTAAATTTTGTATATGTAGTTACTTCTTTAGATTCTATAAATGGTGATTTTGATTTAGTCTCACCACCACTTTGTCTTTTCTTACGACCAGCACAATGAGCTTTTTGTGAAAATCCCTGTGGATTTTCACAATCTATTGATTTTTTATATCCTTTAGACCAACTCATCTAAATATTCTCTTATTCTTTATTATTTAGAAAACCTTGTTTTAGTAATTTTGATAAATCCGCAGTTGACCCAACAAACAACGCATTATTTGTAACATTACCAGTCGCAGTCTTCTCATTTGTCCCTTCAATATCTTTCATTTTCTTTTGTAAATCGACCAATTTATCTGTAACATCTCCGACACTTTTTATCAATTGGCTAGCAACTTCATATGCTCTAGCACTTCCACCCTCCCCAGCAACTTCTAATATTCCATTTATAGCTTCTTGTCCTTTTTCAATTAAAGAATATAATTGAGCTCGACTATATTCGTAGTCTTTTTTCAAGTCATGAACTTCTTCTACAACTGTAGAAATTGGATTTTCTACAATAATTTCTAATTCTTTATCGGAAGCAACTATACTAGTGTTAGTATTGAGTGATTTGCTAATACTTTCAAATTTATCTTTCATATCAAATATCTATTTTACGAGTTGGGCTAAAATCTCCACCAGTGTCAAAGAAATTTGTTTCTTCACTAAACCCAAAATCATCACCTGGAATAATTAACAAGTCATCTGCAGAATTTAAAATATCTATATTAGATCCTG